CGGTTCGGTGGTGCGCGTGTGTTGCAGCGCCGGATCGGTCGGTCGGAGACTTTGGCTCAGAACAAAGAGGCTGTTGCGACTGAGCTGATTGCTATGGGTACGGCCAGGTTAACTGATATTATTAACATCCATACTGGTGAGATTAAGCCTATGGATGAGATCCCTGATGAGGCATTGGCTTCAATTAAGAAGGTCACTGTTGGTCAGTACGGCACAACGATTGAGATGTTTGACAAGGTGAGTGTTCTGCGCGTTCTAGCTAAGGCTAGTGGTTTGCTCGATGTAGAGAAGAACGTGGACAAGCCCTCGATCATTGGGATCAACATGAAGGGTCCAGAGATTACCACAACATATGAGGCTGATGATGACTGATCTCCCCAGCATGAACTTGGATTTCTCTAAGTCTGCTACGGTCTGGAAGTTTCTACACGATAAGTCTTTTGTTCGCGGCCTGATGGGTCCGGTGGGATCGGGCAAGTCATACGGCTGTGCTGCTGAGATTATGTTAAAAGCTGTCCAGCAAAAGCCCTCTCCGCGTGACGGTATTCGGTATTCCCGGTTTGTGATCGTGCGTAATACCTATCCAGAGCTTAGAACAACTACGATCAAGACCTGGGGTGAGTTGTTTCCCGAGGATGTATGGGGTCCGATGCGTTGGCAGCCGCCGATTACTCACCATCTTAAACTCCCCAGCAGAGATAATGCTCCTGGTATTGACTGTGAAGTTATCTTCATGGCCCTTTCTACGCCCCAAGATGTGCGGAAGCTGCTGTCTCTGGAGCTAACTGGTGCATGGGTGAACGAGGCTAGAGAGCTTCCAAAGGCTGTGATCGATGGTTTGACACACCGCGTTGGCCGTTACCCCACTAAATCAGACGGTGGTGCGTCCTGGTACGGGATTATTATGGATACCAACCCGCCTGATGCGGATCACTGGTGGCATGAGCTGTCTGAGAAGAACCCTATCGGTGGCCGGTTTCCCTGGAAGTTCTATCGTCAGCCAGGTGGTGTCCTGGAGGTGTCTGCCAAGGATCTACCAGAGAACCCGGAAGCAAATGGTTTTGTATTTTCCGGTGGCAAGTGGTGGATGGTTAACCCATCTGCGGAGAACAAGACGCATTTGCCTGACGGATACTATGAGCAACTTCTCGGCGGTAAGAACGCTGACTGGATCAGGTGCTATGCAGAGGGCAAGTACACCTTTGTGCAGGAGGGCAGGCCGGTCTGGCCGGAGTATGACGATGAGATGATGTCTGCTGATGTGCAGTATGATCCTCAATACCCACTACAGATCGGCGTTGACTTTGGTTTGACACCGGCGGCTATCTTTGGGCAAAGAACATCCGGCGGCGCGTGGAAGATCCTCGATGAGCTTGTGACTTTTGACATGGGTCTTGAGCGTTTCGGGCAGGAGCTTATTGGCAAGATCGCTGCAAGCTTCAACAAGGCAGAGGTGCAGATCTGGGGAGACCCGGCAGGTAACAAGCGCGACGAGATCTATGAGGTTACTGCTTTCGATCACTTGCAGTCTATTGGGTTTCGCGCACAGCCAACAGACAGCAACGCTTTCAATGTAAGGCGTGAGGCTGCTGCGGCTCCTATGAACCGGCTGGTTGGTGGTAAACCTGGCCTTCTCGTTAGCAAAAAGTGCCTGCGGCTGCGGAAGTCTCTTAGCGGTGGCTATTTCTTCAAGCGTGTGTCTATGGGCGCTGGGCAGGATCGTTTTAAGGATGCGCCGGTAAAGAATGAGCACTCTCACTGCGGGGATGCGTTTGGGTATTTGATGCTCGGCGGTGGTGAGCAACGCAGATTGCGGCGCGGTACATACGGAAACAGCTTTGCGGGTGGGCAAACATTCAACGCAAGCACAGACTTTGAGATCTTCTAATGGCTTTAGTGCAACTTCCCCAGGTAAGAATGGGCCACGACGAGCATATCGTCCCGTTAACTTACGATCATTTGGCTAGAATAAACCTGAAAGAAGAAAATAAAGACTTTGCAAACGTGATACCCAACTACATCAACTATGTTTGGGACCACGCTGTAGACGGTATGAGCTGGGCTGGCATTGGCCGCGGTAAGGTTGTCTGTGCTTTTGGTATCCGGCCCTTCTGGGATGGGGTTGCGGAGATGTGGCTGATACCAGGCAAAGAGATAGACCGCCATGCGATATCGGTTATTCGTGCATCTAAGCAGCTGACCGATACCACAATCAGGGATTACGACATAAAAAGGCTACAGATCTGCGTAAATAGCGATAACGATACCGCATTTAGGTTTGCCAAGGCACTGCGTTTCGAGGTAGAAAGTGTTATGAGAAAGTACGGACCAGACGGGTCCGACTATTACATGATGGTGAGGTTTTAACATGGGTGGATTATTTGGTGGTGGTGGATCTTCAGCTCCTCCCCCGAAGTCAGCGGCGCAAATTCGTGCAGAGCAAGATGCTGCCGCAGCGAACACACGCGCAGAGGAACGTGCAACTTCCAAAGAGAAGTCAGAGATGCAGGGTGCGCAGCGCCGCCGCCGTCTTCGTCGATCAGGTGGTATGCGCTTGTTGTTCTCCCCAGCTCGGCGTGAGGGTCCAGACTCGCAGGCTTTAAAGACTAAGCTCGGGGGTGACTAATGGCCAGTTTCTCGCAGCAGGTCAAAATGGATTTCAATAATGCTGTTAGGTCTGTTGGCCGCGCTATTTCGGGGGGATCAAAGCCAAGGGGCGCTCCAGTATCCATGAAGAAAAGCACTGAGAGGAGCAGGAGATCTGCTGCCTTGTTGAAGGATATGATGGCTAATAGCAATAAGAGCGATGATGGTCCTGGCTATTCTCGCGCTCCGGCTGGTCCCACTCCTGAGCAACAGGTGGCTTCTGCCAGAGCGGCTGAAAGGGCTGCTAAGAGAAAGAAGGGTAAGGCGCGGCGTAAGAAATACGAAGCTGCTCAGACCATGGCTAAAAAGATGAAGCTAATTTTTGTAGATTAGAAAGGTTCGACATGACTCAAATCAAATCAGATCCCCGCGTTCACATCCGCCCAAAGCCTGTTGAGGCAAAGCCTGCGGCTCCTGAGAAAAAAGCTGCGCCAAAGAAGGCTGCTGCCAAGCCAAAGAAGTAAGTTATGGTAAGGAAGGCGCACCAAAATCCAAAGGGCGGCCTTAATGAGGCTGGCCGTAAGCACTTTGAGCGTAAGGATGGGGGCAATCTAAAGGCTCCCGTCAAGACAGGAACCAATCCCAGGCGCGTTAGCTTTGCTGCTAGGTTCGCTGGGATGAAGGGGCCAATGAAGAATGAGAAGGGTGAACCCACCCGCAAGGCTCTGGCTCTGAAGGCATGGGGCTTTGGATCGGTAGAGGCGGCGCGTAACTTCGCTAACCGTAATAAAAAAGGATAATCAGATGGCTCGGCTAGACGTAAGAGAGATCATGGAGCGTGAGGCCAAGGCCCAATCCCGTAAAGACGAATGGCGCTCCATATATGAAGACTGTTATGAGTTCGCTCTGCCACAGCGCAATATGTATGATGGCAACTATGAGGGCGGCACTCCCGGCCACCGCAAGATGGGGCGTGTGTTCGACTCCACGGCTATCTCTGCAACTCAACGCTTCGCCAACCGTATTCAAGCTGGTTTGTTCCCACCTCAAAAAGCGTGGTGTCGCCTAGAGGCAGGTACTGGTATCCCCAAGGAGCAACAGCCACAGGCTCAAGCTGCGCTTGATGCGTACACGGAACGTATGTTTGAGGTAATGCGCCAGACTAACTTTGATCTGGCTATGGGCGAGTTCCTGCTGGATCTCTGCGTAGGTACTGCCGTGATGATGGTCACGCCTGGTGATGAGGCTACACCTATCCGCTTTACTCCAATCCCTCAGTATCTTGTATCTATCGAAGAGGGCACGTTTGGCAACGTGGATAACGTCTACCGCAAGATCCGCATGAAGGCTGAAGCGATACCGCAAGAGTATCCAGATGCAGAAATGACGCAAGAGCTGGTCGATGCGATATCACGATCCCCGTCTAAAGAGATCGATCTGATGGATGCGGTGGTCTATGACTACGAACGAGCCATGTATTGCTATCATGTGATCTGGCCTGGTAAGCGCCAAGAGCTTGTATATCGCACCATGAAGTCTTCGCCGTTCATCGTTGCCCGGTACATGAAGGTTGCCGGTGAGATCTATGGGCGTGGTCCACTGGTTACAGCGATTGCTGACATCAAGACGCTGAACAAAACGGTGGAGCTGGTTCTAAAGAATGCGTCTCTGTCTATTGCTGGTGTATATACGGCTGCTGATGACGGTGTTCTCAATCCTCAGAACGTCAAGATACAGCCTGGTGCGATCATTGGTGTTGCTCGTAACGGTGGCGCACAGGGTCCATCCTTGTCTCCACTGCCACGGGCCGGTGACTTCAACACAAGCCAGATTGTTATGAACGATCTACGCATGAACATTAAGAAGATCTTGATGGATGACACGTTGCCGCCTGACAATATGTCGGCCCGGTCTGCGACTGAGATTGCTGAGAGATCCCGTGAGCTGGCTTCTAACCTTGGTTCTGCCTTTGGTCGCCTGATTGATGAGACCATGATCCCGCTAGTATCACGCATTCTATATGTAATGGACCAGGCTGGCTACATCGATCTGCCGCTCAAGGTTAACGGTGTAGAGGTTAAGGTTACACCGGTGGCTCCTTTGGCTCAGGCCCAGAAGTTACAAGAGGTAAACGATATCGTGCAGTTTATGCAGATTGCCAACGCTCTAGGCCCACAGGGTCAGATGGCATTGTCGATCCCACGGATCACAGCATTCATTGCCGATAAGATGAACATCAAGCAGGACTTGCTAACCACAGCGGAAGAGCAACAAATGATGATGCAACAGATGCAGGCGCAAGCAATGGCCGAACAAGGGCCGCCGACTGCTGATGATGGTGGAGCAA